GAACAAATAATACAACTTCGTACAGAGAACCCATTAATGAACTCTGTAGAGATAGGAACTGAGGTGGGCGTATCTAAACAATACGTCCATAAAATTCTTAGGAAGGAAGACTTAAATACTAGTGTTCCTAAGAAGAAGAAATTCAATAGGTGCAAACAATGTAACGAGCCTGTTGGCCCTCGCGTTTATATCTGTAGTAGTTCATGCCATTTTACCTATTACCGTATTAAAGTAACTTGTTCCTTTTGTCATGTAGACTTTTATTTGAAACGGTCAGAGGTGACACAGAGGTATAGAAGGAAGTATAATAAGATATACTGTAGCAAACCCTGTTATTATAAGGGACGCAAAGATGGCTAGAGGTGGCTATGAAAAAGTGGGTAGTACTATCAGTTATTCTTACTACCCTCATCTTCTTGGAAGATGTAGGGTTATTTCTGTTGGGGAGATACACCACTATATCTGAATGGATAGTTATTTTAGGCATTGCGATTATTGGTTTAGGTTTTGGGGGCATAGCCAGGATTAGAAGAGTAAAGAAGTTTTTAGGAGAATAGTATGGAAATCAATGATGATTTAATTAAACAATGGGAACCTAAAGTCCAGAAAATGGCCTCTAATGTATATGTGACAGGATTAGATAGAGATGATATTGCTCAGGAATTAAGGTTAGCCATTGTAAAAGCAGCGAAAGGGTTTGAAGAAGACCGTGGTGTGTTATTTCATACTTATCTACACACCGCCATGACTAACACGATTCGGACTTTATTATCCAAAAGTCAGAGATTAAATCTTGCAACTGTCAGTCTAGATGACGTGGCTGAACATAGGTATACTAGTACTATGCCCACGCAATCATATGAAGTTTTAAAAGCATTGACTGACCCCTCAGATTTTACAATTGATGTTGAGTTTAAAGAATTTGTAGAAGTATGTGGGTTAGATGCCATAGAAGCAGCTTTTATTACTCTACGATTAGAAGGGCTAACTATGGAAGAGATTACTGAAGATTTGGGTGAACCCGCATATAAAATTCGTCAATCAGTACGGGCAAAATTATTTCGAGGAGTTGAAAATGAGACGCAGAACGCAGCGTGGGGGGATGATTCGGAAACAGGGGTTGACAGTCAAGCATGAAGAGTATAGAGTTATTAGCGTAGATATTATTACTGAGGATATCCAAGTGTGGGGCACATTCACCACTTTAGAGGATGCCTTAACACAAGCCAAGAATATTAAACATCATGGTATAGATGTATATGTTCATGGGGATTCCAACAGAGTTATATCTAAAGTTTAATAATATGGAGAAGATATGGAAAATTTTGATTTTGTTGAATCTGGAATTATTTTTGGCCTCACTGACCGATTAGCATTTAGACAGTTTAAATATAGTAGTAAGGATTTTGCGAAACATGGGGATGCATATAAATTTCTTACCAGTCATTATGATTCTTATGGAGAGGTTCCTACCCCTGAAACTCTATGTGAAAACTTCCCCACATTAAACCCCTCTGCTCAAAATCTAAATTTTGATTATGCGTTAGACACATTTCAAAACCAAGTATTGTTTAGACAAGTTATCAATGTCTTTCAAGAGAATAAAGAGTTGTTATCTGAAAATCCTAAACATGCATTAGCAAACATAAATCATGGGCTTCAAGATGTGGCGGTTACTTATGATGAAGATGTATTATTTTATAGTTCACAAGCTGAAAATCGTTATGATGAATGGAAAAAGCGTACTGAAAAACGTCAAATGGGTGACGGGATTATGGGGATTCCAACCCCATTTCATTCCATTAATAGATTAGGAGTTGGGTGGCTTCCAGGTGAAATGGTATCTTTATTTGCTAGGCCATCAGTAGGGAAGTCGTGGGTATGTGTTCAAGCTGCCGTTACAGCTGCATTGAGTGGGCATAAAACACTTCTCATCTCCACGGAGATGCCGGTAGCCCAAATGAATATGAGAACCGATGTAGTGATGGGCAAAGCGATGGGGTATAACTTCTATCATTCCGATTTAAGAAATGGAAATCCGATTGATGAAGAGGCGTACCAGGAATTTCTACATAATCTAGATGAGGTGCCCTTGTTAGTGTGTGACCATATTGAGGGAGAGTCTAGTATATCCTTAGAAAGCATTCATAATCTTATTCGGAAGTACGTACCAGACTTTGTAGTTATTGATGGTGTTTATTTAATCACTACTTCTAGTAGAAGTTTTAAAGCTATGTGGGAACAGACCCATATGTTATTTTATGGCTTGAAAAATATATGTTTATCCACAAACACAGCTATGTTTGTTTCTACGCAAGCGACGAAAGAAGCATCGGATGTATTTATGCCTCCTATGGCAGACCAAGTAGCCTTTGGGGATGCGCTGTTACGGGCTTCTGATGTAGTCATGTCTATGTGTATGATTGAAAATGAGGATGAGAAACGGCTCCTAGCCTTTCAGAAGTATAGAGATGGGGTCATGCCTTTGAATACTGCTATTTTAGATTGGCGAGTTAATACTGGTCATATTGCTGAAGCCCTAGACGATTTCTAATGATTGAGTGGGCCAACATCTTGGCAGATATAGGGATTATTGTCCCTATTGATAAAGACCAGTTCACACTTCAGTGCCCTTTCCATGAAGATGCGGTAGACTCTTGTTCCATTAACACTGAAAAGGGCGTATGGATTTGCTTCGCAGGCTGTGGGCAAGGGACGTTATACAGCTTCTTAATGAAGTATCTAAGCATTAGTTATGAAGACGCTCAACTTAGAGTACTTTCTGATACGTCTGTTTTCAATATCAATATCTTCGATGATTTAGTTTCAGATGATACAGTAATGCCTGAAGTACAATTTCCTTTTAAAGGTGGATATGTTCCAGAATGGATATTTGATAGGGGTTTTAATAAACCCACCCTTAAAAAATGGGGGTGTGGCATAGATGGGGAAAACAGTTTAATCATTCCTATTCAAGATGAGATATCTCGTTTAGTGGGATGGGTTAGTCGAAGGCAATATATGACCCCAAAATATTTATATTCAAAGGGACTCAAGAAATCTAGGGTTTTGTTTGGGCAATATTTAATCACAGAAAAAACCCCCTTTGTTTGCATCACAGAAGGAACATTAGATACAATGTGGCTTGACCAACATGGCTTTCCTAGTGTGGCTATTTTAGGTGCTTCCTTATCTAAAGCACAAGAAGAATTAACATTGGGTTTACAGACCGAAGAATTGGTGCTATGCTTAGATAATGATGAAGCAGGACAAATAGGCTTTCAAAAAGCAATGGGTTGCTTGTCAAAAAGTTTTGTGGTAAGCTATGTGAAATTACCTAAGGAGTACAAAGATGTGCAAGATGTAAGAAATAGTGAAGAGTTAATAAGTATCATAAAGAATAGAACATTTTTTTAAGATGAGGAGAACGATATGAGTGGAATAGGAAGAATTCAAGAAGCACGGGAAACTAAGGGCCAAAGTGGAAGTAATGGAGTCCCAGGTAGAGAAGTATGGTTTAGGGATGGTGACCAAGCCTTCCTGTCGTCCATAGCTACCGGAGAAGAGGGCGATACGAAGTTAGATGAACTGTATATGTACACATATAATTCCGGTAATCGGTGGATTAATTTGTTGGATGACCCTGATGTGGATAAGAGTGGTGTCCCAGACAATACTCGTCCATCCCATAAGTTTGCATTCTGGGCGTATGTCCATGAAATCATCCATTCTGAGAGGCGCAATGATGATTGGGAAGTGGTGCAAGGCCCAGGTGGGAAGAAAGTGTACAAGGAAAGCATTAATGACTTCCGTATAATCTCCCTTACCTTTGGGCGTAGCGACTACATTTGGAACCAATTGGTCGATATTTACAATGATTGGGGTGGCTTAAATAAGGGTGTGATGCGGATTAAGCGTACTGGCACTGGTATGTTTGATACGTCTTACCAACTCGCCGCAACTGCTAGACAGGAAGAAATTCCTAGCGAGGAAGAGGAAAAGATTGCAGATTTGCCAACTGTTAAGGAGTACTTTAAGTCTCGCTATGGTGGACAGCCCTCCGCAGTTCCAGCAATGGCTGGTGTGTCTACCGCTACTAGTGACGATAATGACGATTTGTTTTAATGTTAGTTGATACCACATCTAAATTTAACCAGTGCGTGGGCCAGATTGAAAAAGATTTGGCCCACAGTGATTCAAGCTACCTTGTAGTGGATGTGGAAACCAACGGCTTAGATGCATTTGGACGTAATCAGCTATGTGGTGTAGGGCTTGGGTATAAAGACGAAACATACTATTTCCCGTTTAGGCATCAGCAGGGTAATAATCTAGGCCCAATGCATCAGAGTAGGTTGATG